TGCAGTGATATGAAGGAGGTCCGAACTCGAATCCCATCTCCATATAAATTGCTTTACCAATTCTTGCGTTAGCATCTTGGTCTAGGTCACGAACAAACACAGTACCAAATCCTGGGATGTTGGTAAATACTGGTTGTATGTAAGCTAGGTCTAAGATGAAAGCAGTACCTGTTGGCATGATGTCAGGGTCAATAACCATCAATCCGATTGAACCGAATGGGGTTACTACTGTATCAATGTCAACACCAGCAATATTTCTATCTCTAGGAATAATTGCTCCTGCTATATCTACTGTACCTTTAACAAGTTCATTGTTAAGGTCTAGTAGTTGTTGTGGACTAACACAAAGTACAGGTTGTTTCATTGGAGCATGGTTGTCATACATTCTCTTTAAAGCACCTGAAATGGTTTTAAAGGAAATGACTTGAGCTGAACCAGTTCCGTCACCTGCTGTGTCGTTGTAGTAGCAGTTACCACCTATTGGGTTTACTGCTGCAGAGTTGTTAGCGTTCTTGTTTAATGTAATCCATACATCAATACCGTACATTTCTCTAGTTCCATTACCTGGAGTGGTATTAGCACCGTCAGAGAAAGAACCGTTGAATGCAAACCACTCAACTTCTCTTGCTACTTTTTCCATAGCTTTTTCAAGCTGTAATGCAAATTCATCATTTACTGGATTTCCACCGAATAAACCTAATTCGTTTGCGGCTGTTACAGTACCATCACCATCTGATTGATTAGCAATGTTAGCTGACAACGCAAAAGGATTTTGGTTACCTGTAGATGCTAAAGCTGTATAGGTCATTTGTACACCTTTATGGAAAATCTGAGTTACATATGTAAATGCAGTTCTGTCTCTTCCAAGATATTCTGTAGGTGCATCACCTTCTTTTCCTTTGTCAGGTTCTGAAGAGATGATTGCATTATCTTCTACTTGGACTTGCCAAAATGTAGAATTTAATACTTTACCACCGTTCAAACCACCAACTGAGGAAAGTAAAGGTGTTCTTTGACCACCAACTTTAAACAACTCACCAGTAAAGTTATTAATATTTTGTGCATAAATCGTATTATTAGTTAACGATATGTCTGCCATATTTATCTTCTCCTAATTAAATTGTTTACTATTACTTTTTTGAAGAAGACTTATTAAAAGTTACTATTAAGAGTTCTTTTTAGCTTCTTCTATTGCTGCAAGTTTCATTCGAAGGGAGGATTTTACATCCCCTTTGGATTCTGCATTTCTAATGGCATCTACTAGGTCGTCACCATAAACTTCAGAAACAGAGTTTCTGTCTATAGCATCTAGCTTAGGCTGGGATTCTTGTATTTGTTCACGAATACCGTCTTGTTGCCCAACTTCTACTCCGTATTCTTCCTTAGCAAATGTTTGTAAAGATTCAACTTCCATTTCACCTTTATACACTTGGCTAATTGCCTTTCCGAGTCCTACAGTAGTATCAAAACCTGCTTCTTTAAAAACCTGTTCTTTCTTATCTACTTCAAAACCTTCTAACTTTTCCTTTAGAGCTTTATTCTCTTCACGAATAGCTTTCCAGTTTTTGTCCTCGTTTACAGAGTCCAAATTTTCTTCTGTCGTCATATTTACTTGTCCTTTTCTCTAATGTTTTTTTACAAGAGGTCATCAGGTATCCTCTGCCTATTTTTACTCTACTTTTTTTATTTGGCAGGTCTTGTTAGTAGGCATCAAGACCGTATTCGTTTTATATTTCGTAGTCAAGTTTTACCCCCAGACTATCGAACAGGGTCAAATTTATTATACCACAATATATTGTGTGGCAAGTTTATCGTTCAGTTAAACCTGTAGTCTGTCCTTCTTGATTTTGAGCTGCACCTGTAGCAGCAGCACTACCACCTCTTTGTTGTGCGAGTATTCTGTTAAGTGCTTCTACATCTTCTGCAGAACCTAATTGTGTTGCTTCTATATAATCTGCAGCAGTTAATCCTTGTCTTCCTTGTGATTTAGCTGCTGCTTGAATACCAGAAAGATTTAATGCTGCTGCACCAAATCCTTGTCTAGCTGTTTCTTGAGTTAAACCTTGTTTAGATAAACTAGCTGCAACTTGTGCTGATATACCAGAAAATCCTGCAGCTTCAGCTTCACCTAATATTTGTGATGCACGTATGTTACCTTCTAAAATATTTGTAGCTACTTTAGGAGAAATAAACATACCAAAGATAGATTCATCAGGTAATTCAATACCAAAATTATCTAAATAAGCCTGTTTTACTTGAGGTATATTATTAACAATACCGTCATATCCTGCTTGTAATCTAGTAGCAAATTCTTTAGGAGATACATCACCAGAGATTGCCTCTACTATATCTTCTTCAAATTCTGTTGGGTTTAAATTAAATTGTCTTAAACTTGATTTCATATTATCTACAACAACAACATATTCTTCTTCTGTCATTCTTAAAGTTCCATCTTCTCTTCTTATTCCTGGATATACAGTATCCATAATTGGGTCCTGTCTCATTTCTGCTATAGCTAATCTTTCGCTACCTGATTCATGGAATCTATCTAAATAAACTCTTATTAATCTATCATCTAACCAAGGATATAAACCTTTCATTTGGTCATACGTTGAAGCTGTAGATGGTACAACTGCTGCTTCTTCATTAGCTTCAAAATATGCTGTCATCATTCCTTCTAAATTATTTAAACCTAATTTAAAAGAATCTGATAAAGAAGTAGATAAATTAAAAGCATAAGCGTCTGCAAAAGCATCAGATTTATATTTCGTAATTTCTTCATTAGTTGCTTCACGCAACCCTTCTATAAGGGAACCATCACTATAATATTTTTCCATTGCTTCTGCATTACCAACTGAAAAAATATTTCCTGAAGCATCAACTAGATAAACAGTTCCACTTGTTTCACTACCAAACATATCACTACTATCTGCATTATCATTATAAAATGTTTCAGCAGTATCTTCAGGAGGTGGCTCGTTAATAACAGGCGGTTCTGGTGCAGGTGAAGGAGGATTTATTGCAACCCATTGAGAACCTGAATATATATGCGGTACACCATCAATGGTTTTTCTATCGCCTTCGTTAGGTTGTGAACCTAGATTTTTTCTAGTTTCTCTTTCAGTAGCTTGTTGCTCTATTTCTTGTTCGCGTGCTAGTTCATCTTGGAATGCTTGTTGCTTACGTCTTTTTGCAGCTTCTTGAGCTTTTTTTCTTTTCTCTAATTCTTTTTGTATTTCAATTTCAAATTCTGGCATTTTACATTCTTCCTCTTCTTTGATAAACACCAGACAATGCTTGATTAAATGCCATAGTAGAACCTGCTAACACTCTTTCTTGATATGTTGGGTCATCTTCATATTTCTTTCTTACTTCTGCTTTAAACAAAGACATATCTCCACCTACAGATTGAGATATTAAATCCATTTCTTTTTTATCAGCACGACTTAAACTTGTTTTACCTAATATTGTTGCTGCTGTGTTGTATATAGAAGCAGACCAAGAAGAATGTTTACTACCTTCATAATTTGGAAATAACTTATCATGTGCTTTTTGTAATTCATCATTAATCATTTCTGCATTTGTAGTTGTTCCTGATTCTGCATCAGCTCTTAATAGTCCTGCATACTCTGCTAATTTTCCAGAGGCACGGTAGGCATGTGCTGCTTCTAATCCTAAATATGATTCTATTTTTGAAAAAGCATCTCCTTCTCCTGATTTAGTTTCATTAATTCTTCCAACATATCCTCTATAATCTTCATGTATTGCTTCTACACCACCTGCCATTTGTCTTTTAACACCATCAAACAATAAAGAAACTATCTCATTTAGTTTTATTCCTGCTTGTTCAGGTGAGCCAAACTTTCCACTAGAAGCATCTGATGCTAATTGTTTTAACAAATCATCAACTCCTTCACCAGTTATTTGTAACTGATTTGTAGATAACAATATATTTTTATAATTTTCTGAAATAATTTTCTTTGCTTCTTCAGGATTTCTATATACTAACTTTATCCAATCTCTTTCATGTTCAGTAGTATTCTTCCACCAAGATAATTCACTTAAATAAGGAGTTATACTTTCACCTGTTATAGCACCGTAAGCAAACAGTTTTTGTACTTCATCATCTAAATACCAGGGAGAACCATAGTATTTTGCTTTTTTTTCTAAATCTTCATCTAAATTGGCAAGTATTGTATCTAAATCAGAGAATGGGTCATCTGCTGTTTCTAATTTTAATTGAGATAGATTAAATAAAGGCATAAGAATATGACCTGTTTGGTCTTGAAATTGTTCTTCAGTCATAACTTCTGCATTTCCAGGGTTAGTTAAAGCATCTACTGTGTCAACAGCTATTACAATAGGTAATGTGTTACCACTTGTTGCTTGATAGTTATAGATAGCATAATATTGTTCATCTACAACTATTAACCTGTCTGCGTTTGTTAACTGTAATCCTTCTTTAAACATATATCACCTATTGTACACACTATTTGCTAATTCAAATGTTCTATCAACAACAACATTAGCTTGTGGGTCATTGTTTAAATAGCCATAGAACAATGTATCATAATCTATTCTATCAGCCATTAAATCCATTTTCTTTTCTGGAGAATAAGAAACATTATTATATATATCATCTGCTGTATCTTCTACTTTAGTTTGAGGTATGTTTGCAAGTTGTCTGTTATCTCCATTCATGTAATTTTCAATGGCACCAAATGCAGGTTGCCATATTACATCTGCTAATTTTTCTGCAGGAGAACGTTGTGCCGCTACTGTTAATCCTTCCCATAATTCTTTACCTATGCTTTTCCATAATTTATCTTCAACAGCAGCTTTTTCCCATGGTTCACCATTTTTTAAAACATCATTTCTGTGTTTAATTATGTTTGCAATATCAGGAACTTGTTGTGCCATTCCTACTATTAAGTTAGAAACTTCATAAGCAATCCATAATTGAGACATAAACATCCAAGGTTTAGCTGCAGCTAATGCTGCTGCTTTACTTGCACCTTGAGCTAATGCTCTTCTAATTGCTGCTGCCTGTGATACTTCAAATGCTTTAGATATAGCAACTTCTCCTATATCTACTGCCTTCCAAGCTAAACCTAATGTTTTACCTACAGGTGTATCAGCCATAGCCCTCCATAATTGTCTTAATACTTTTTTACTAGGTATTGTTTCAACAGGAGAATTTTTATATTGTGTTTCTGTTACCCCACCTGTAGCTTCTCCTAAACCAGCGTTTCTGTTAATGTTATATTGATTAGCAAAAGGGTTATCAGTTTCTGTTGCAAAAGGTCCACCACTCATTTGATTGTGAATATTATTATGAGGATGAGATTGATTAGTTAATGCTTGTACTTCAGATTTAGGTAATTCACCAGCCCTTGTTAAATCCATAAGACTACCATCAGCTAGTTTTATATTTAAAGCTCTTTTAAAAGAGGCATCAAAATTTTCTCCAAAAGAATTACTAGGTGCTGCAATGTCTATTCTTCCAATAAATACATTATTACCTTCAGCTACTGAATTATTAAATATAGTTGAGCTTTGAGAGTTTGTCATTCCTGAAGGTCTTATTTCAATAGTACTAATATTATCTGTATTTAAATTATGAGCTGTAGCAGTTAAATTAAGCTCTACTATTGCATTGTTAGTTTCTGCAAAATCTTCTAAATTTTGTATAAGTTGTTTAACATTATCTTGTTGTAATCCTGTATTACCTAATAAAAATAAAGCTGAGTCTCTTACCGTTGTATCATAAGCAACTGTTTCCCAAAATGTTCCTATTGTATGAGTAGTACTTCTTGCTTCTTCAATTCTTTCTCTTACGTCTATTTGTTCTGCATTAGCATTTCGGCTATATTCTGAATGAAGTAACACCATTTCCATTTTCTCACCTGATATTATCTTTGGTGGAAAATCATTGTTAATGTTTGTACTCATAAGTGGTACGACATCTGGATTGGGTGCTGATGATTTAAATAAATTCATTCGTTTTGCTACTCTACCCATCATAAAAACTCTGTCATCAATAGTGCTAAATGGTAATCCTGTAGTACCAACATCTGTACCAGGAGTAAAACCTTTATCAAATCTGACACCTTTTGGTGTATCTCCTGAGTTAGCATCTTTTATTTTTTCTTTTTCTATTTCTTCCATACTTATAACTAATGAACCAACAGCATTTTCTACCATAACTCCTAGATTTGCATCTCTTGATAAAGAACGTCTATCTCTTATTAAGTGCATAGGTCCAGTATCTTCTGCTAAAGCAGGGTTAATTCTATTACTTGTATATGCTGTATCAGTTATTACGACACCTTCACGTCCAGAAATATCTACTTTTACATTTATGTAATCGTGAAATGTTTTGTTATATTTAGGGTCATAACCTATTATTCCTATTTCTATAAAGTCAGTATTAGAGAATGGAAACTCGTGACTAACTACAGGAGTAATATCTATATCAACAGCAAGTATTCTTTCACCACCTGATATATTGTCTGATGTTTCAATTAATCTATTTAAATTAGATATAAATTTATGTCTAAAATAATCTGAAATATCTTTACCTATACCTTGAAAACCTCGGTATCCAACTTCACTTCCTTGTTGGAACATGTTTATAAAATTACCATAAGTATATTCTATATCTCTAGCCCACAGTTCGTTATTAGGAAGTTCACTTGAAATAGGTTGTATTGGACCTCTCCAATTATCAGATAGAGAATAATCATTATAATTTGGTTCTAATAAAGCAATAGTATCTGTATCTGCGTGTTGTCTTTCTATTAACCATTCTGCATCATCATCCCATACATCAACTTCTGATGATAAAATTCTTCTATTCAAATCATCATAAAGAAGTCCTGGGTTACTTGCACGTGGTGTGTCAGGTTCTGGTGTTGCAGTTATATCTTCTTTATTTGCTCTTCTTAATTCTCTTTGTTCTTCACTTAACTCAGGAATTTCAGATTCACTCAAAACATAATCAGCTCTATATTGTTCTAAACGTTCAGGGTTGTCATTTAATTTAAGTGATTCATCTTCGCTAATATATCCTATTCCTTCTGTGAGGCTGTTTTTTAAAGGATTTTCATCTTCCATCATATCTAAAAGTTCACCTATAGTAATGTTATCGGTATTTCCTTTTTCCCATTTACTATCAGGAGAATTATTATCTTCTATTAACAAATCTGATAATATACTCCAACTATCACCAACTGATACTGTCCCATCTTTTCTAATATTTAATTTTATGTTATCTTTATTTTCAACAATGTAATCTGTAATGTTTAAAAGCATATCATCTACTGTATCTCCTTCTCTTAAAAACCAATCTTTTTCAATATTTTTAATTGTTGATATAGCTGATGGATGTTTATCTCCAAGACCTTTTTTCAAATTTTCAAGAAAAGTTAAATTAATATCTGCATCTTTTAATAACAATTTATGCTTATCGTGAACTAAGCCTGATTGTGAAATTGCTATTGCTAAATCTTGAATTTTTAATAGTTGATTACGAAGAAGAAAAGAAACTAAATCATTTGTATTTTTTGAATACAATTTAGCACCTCTGTATTGCAACATTTCTATTCTATTTTGTAAAGCTCTTTCCATAGCAACAGTACTAACGTTAGTGGTACTATTCATTACGTCTCTTAATGTATCAAAATCATCTTCTGTCTCTGCAAAAAGTCCAACTATATTGCTCATTACCAGCCTATTCATATCTGAGCCATACGTACTATCTGTAATAGGATTTTCAGTATCACCTTTTATTACATTAAGAGTTTTTTCTATTACATCTTTATCATAAAATCCTTCCATTGCGGCAATAAGAATCATCATTTCTCTATCTGTAACTCTCATACTTCCTGGTTCCCATTTAAATTTCCATTCCCCTCCTGAAACTCTAGGTGAACCAGAAATTGTCTCTTCAATTTCTACTATAGGCATAAGATACCTACTCCTAGAATTTGTATATTCTTCTGGTAACGGTATTCTTACTTGAAAGTAATCATAACCAGGTCTATTTCCTAACTCATATAAGTGTTTTTTATCTTCTGGTTGAAATCCAAACCTAGTATAAGCTAAAGCTACACTTGTATAAGATGGAGAATTTTTCAAAATGTATCTCAATTTATCTGCCCAAGGAATTAATAAGCTCTTTATTGCTCCATTAAATATAAATTCAACTCCTGCCTTTTTTAATTTTTTAAAGTTTGTTAAATTACTTTTATAATGACGTTTTAATTTATCATACATATACATAGGACGTTTATATCCGTATGTGTTACCACTATCGTAGTTAGTAAAACTAGCTACCAACTCAGATGTTTGAGAAATGGTTCCAACATTATTATTTACAATACCAATAATTCTTGGTTCTCCTTTTATATATATAATTTCTGCTGTGAGTGTATTCTCAAAGGATTGTATAAGGTCTTGAAAAAAAGTATCTATTTCTCTTTTATTTTTAGAAAGTTTTATTCCTTTTTCCATTGCAATATCTAATCTTTTTCTTAATTCTTTAAAATATTCTGTATTATCTAATCCATCATGGTTTAATGTGTCAAACAAATTTACTAATTCGCTTTTGGTTGCAACTGGTCTTACACCTTCTTTATGAGCATCAACTATTGCTGCAGGTCCAATGTCTGAATCTGCTTCATCAAAAATAGCACTTGCTAGTCTTCTAGCCTTAAAACTCATACTTGAATACAAGTTGTCTTCTCCTCCAAGAGTAATAAATTTTGTACCTTTATTATTTTCAATAATCTTTTCCATAAGAGAATTTAAAATAGCAGTATGAAAATCTGCACCTTCTCCAAATATATTGTGGTGTGAACCTACTGGATGGTGCATGTGACCTGCAAACATTTCTTCTAAATATGTTTCTAAAGTATTTAATTTCCCTACAGGCAGAGATTTATTTCCTAGTTTCATAAAATTTGAGTCCTCTATATCTGGAGCTGCAAAATTTTGAACATTCTTAAAATGATTGTCCATTACTTCTAATAATGCAGTTTCTAATGTATCTAAATCAATATCACCAAAAGATACAACAGTTTGTTGTGCATCACCACGTCTTAAAGATTTTCTTCCATTTTGTTCTGCGTTTGCGTTAAAATCTTTTACTGTCTCATCTACTAAACTCCTAGTATCGTGTTCTTTTATATGACTAATATCTTCTGTATTTTCAGTTATATAGTTAATTGCATCAATACTTCGTTCTAATATTGGTTCTACACCATCTGCAATTTGTCTGCTTTCTCCTAATAATCTTAAGCTGTGCATAGAAGAAACATTTCTATCTACTGAAGCTACTACAGGAATTTTATGAGATTTACTAAATTCTTTTAATTTTTCATATACTTCTATTGGTTGATTGTGATTAGCATCACTAACATTTATATATTTATATAAATCAAAACTAATAAATCCTTCATTATTAGGACCTTCAAAAAGAGGTTTAAATTTAGCTGAACCTGTTACTTCAGGGTCTGGATGTATTCTTCTTTTATTATTAATATACAGTTGAGTATTAATACCCATGTCTTCTAATACACCTACTAATAAACCTCTATATTCTTTATCCAGTAAATTATCTATTGTTAATCCTGGATAGTCTGATTGTTCAAGTGATAAATATTTTTCAAGAGATTCTTTAAAATAATCTATTTCCAATAATGATTCAAGTAACGGTTTATATGTTTTATTAAAATCAGCTATGATTACATTGCTACTTCCGTATTTTTTTGCTCTTCTTTTTAATGATTCTGCTTCTAACTCTGCTGCTCTCTGTCGTGCTTCTGGAGATTCTAATTCTTCTATTTCTTCTATATCTTCAATCCTTGGTGCAGGGTCATTGTAAGGTATATCAGGTTCTCCCAACATAATGTTAGCCAAAGACTCTCCATCCAAAGTCCCTGCTCTTTCAATCATTCCCTCTCTTTTTTCATTAAGGTCCCATATAATATTACGGACATTTGGTTCAAATGGTTGTAACTGTGAATTATCATTTAATATATCTACAGTAATATCGTTAAGAGTATCGCCCTTTTCCAACCGAGTTAATAAATCTTCTATTAGAGAACGTTGGTCTGAACTACTTACATTATCCCATATCTCACTTAACTCTATACCAGCATTATTTTCAAATAAAAGGTTAGCTTCATCCATTATTGCTGCTATAAATTGACCTCTATCCACTTATATGCTCCTTGTTAGATAATAAAATTCAAATGATTCAGCAAATGTTTCGTCTTCTGCGTATTTCTCTTCAAGAACTTCTTTTACGATTTCTTCTGGTATATAATCACCGTCTATATATTCTTCGGCTTCAAAATAATCTGTACCTTCATGTTCAATTATCTTTTTTAATTCTGGGTCTTTTTTCCAGTTAATTTTTGAAGACATTATTCTTCACCTTGAATATTTATAAAATCCTTTGCTGTATCTTGTTGTGGTTTTTGAGAAGCAACAGTTTGATTATTAGAACCTACTTTTGTTACCATTTCCCAATTATTTAAAAATGTTTCTGATGGTTTTTTTTCAGGTAATTGATACTTGTTATATATTCCCATTTCTGAATTTTGTATATTTTGACCTTGTGGTTCATTATTAGAAGTAGAAGTTGGTTGTGCTAATTCTACATTTCCTTCCATTCTTATAAATGGATGTCTTTGTCTTAATAAATATGTATATACTTGTTGAAGATTATTTAATGAATCTTCTCCTAATCTACCTTTATAATATCTATATATGCTATCTTCTAATTGTTTTTCTTTATCTCTTAATTCTTTCCCTGATATGATTGAACCTATCTTTGTATCATAATACTTTGCATTAGTATCAAATCCTGTGTTGTGAGATATATCTATAATGTTATCTCCTGAACCTTCCATCTCTAAATTTTTATATACTGAACTAAATGAAACGTAAGGATGTACATGTTTAGTATATAAATCTAAGATAGCTCCATCAGATAAACTGTCTATATCTGTGTTTCCTAGTGCTTCTCTTGTTTGTTTATTTATACCTGAACCATCTATTTCTTGTAATCTATTATTTATCATTGCTACATAGGTATCAGGGTCAGAAAATAAAGAACCTCTTTTAGCTGCCAAAAGTTCTCTTTTCATAACAGGTATGCTTTTTACTTCTTCTTCTAATGTATTTTCTTGTACAAATTCTTTTATTTGTTTAGTTTCCTCTTCCATCTGTCCTTGTGGAGGTTCTATCTGTGTTTCAAAATTTTCTGTTCCTTCATAAATAGGAGTATTACCTTTTTTAATTCCGTAAGGGTCGTCTGTTACAATTTGTTTATTACCATTTTCATCAAGTTTTGTATCCATAACTGTCTCCCAATTATTAATACCATCATACATTTCTCCTCGTGGTTCAACTGCTCCTTGTTGTGCAACAATAACTGCTGCAATAGCATTTAATTCTGGTCTATCTAATGCTTCTTCTAAACTTTCATATCCGTCAAATATATCATATTTTCCTAATGTCTCTCTCCATGTTGGGATTCTTATTTGCCATGGACCTCTTGAATCTCCTTCATCACCAGGAGTATTTGTAGCAACTTGTTTAGGATTGCTTTTACTTTTTGGGTCGCCATGTTCAGCAAATGCAATAGCAATAAATCTTTTTATGTCTTCAGGATTTTCAGGGTCTAAATGTAGTTCATCACTAACAAATTCCATACCTTGTGTTTTTAAATAATTACCTGCATACTGTAAATATTCTTGTAACTGTTCTGCTGTATATTCTTCGTAATTTTCAGGTGCCATTAGAACGACTCCTCAAATTCCATAAAGTTGCTTTTAAATTGTTGAGCTTGTACTCTTCTATTCATTAATTGTTGTCCTGCTAATATTCTTGGAGCTTCCTTACTTAAGAAAACTTTTTCAAGTTCTGCATCTATATCAAATGGAGTTAACAAAGGTTTTCCTAATTGTTCTCTTGCTTCTTCTGCTGTTGGAAAAGTTGGAGTATAACTTACAGCAAAACCAGGGTCTTGAAACTCTTTACCATGTATTCTACTTTGTAAGTCTTCACTAGGTAATCTTCCTAATCCTACAAAATCAGCAAGTGTAACTTCATTCTTTTTAATTTCTATTTCTCTAGCTGCTGCTTGTGACCTTAATCCTGCAATAATACCTCCATATTGTTCATAGTCTGAAGCTGAAGGTGTTAATCCTTTTGATAAAAATAATTCATCTATAGCATTTTTTACTTCTGATTCAGTAGGAGGTAATACTTCTGTACCAAATTCTTCTAAATGTTCTTTATATCCTTCTATGTTTAATTCTTCATTTACGCCTTTTCTAAATTCTACATAAGGTGCAAGTTGTCCCATTAAAGTAGGAGCATTATAATTTATATACACTCCATTTGGATTCATGGCGGATAAATCATTTGCTGCTGTCATTAAACTTCTAATAAAAGAAATCTCATTATTTTTAGCTTGAAAATCTACTTCTCCAGGAACAAAATTAAACTGTGTAGTATCTAAACCTAATTCAAGTAATTGTTGTTGAATTATAAATATTTCATTAGCTGTTTTATTTTCAAACACATCAGAATCTGCACCTCTATAAAAATGTGGAGAAACTCTTTCACCTGCTAAAGGATGGTCCTTACCATACCTAACAGCATCCCATTCATCTTTATCTTGATTATATTGCAGATAAAAATTAGTATCTTCATCAATTTGTGCATAAGGACCTGTGTAGTGTGATTTAGACCTAGATATATCTTCACCTTCAAAAGTTTGTTGTGTAGTAGGTGCTGTTTCTGTTATCCAACCTTCTGTTCCAGGTGTTTTGGGATTACCTTGACCAAATCCCTCAACTTCCACTCCACCTTCATCTTTTTTATACCAACTTGAATTATGCCAATCATTTACTTCATTAATTACTTTTTCATATTGTTGTTGTACTGTTCCTTCTGCACTACCTAATGTAAAGTCAAAAGTTTTTGTTATAGTGTATTCATCTTCAGTAACTCCTGGTGCTGTTTCTGTTGTTGTTATTTCTATATTGTCTTGATTTTCTAATGCTAGTAAAAATTGTTCTAAATAATTTTGATAATCAGCAGCAGTTGCTGCATTCTTTAAATTAACTGCTAGTTCTTGTACCTCTTCATCTTTAAATTCTGAATTAATTATATCTATTAATGACATTTCTCTTGCTTCTAATTGAGAATCACCAATAGATTCTTGTACAGGAATCATTATTGTCTTGTTTAAATCTGAAAATAATTCTTCCCAACTTTGCTGATAATTTCCTGATTTATCATATCCAATAAGTAAATTTATAATATCTTGAATAGATTGTTGCGTTATCATTCTTCTAACTCTTCCTCGTCATAATATCTTCTATTGTCTAATTCAGACCAAAAGTTACCGAGGTATATATCGATAAAATTAGTATCTGAATAATCTTTAGCTAAATCTCTAGCATAAGAATCAAGCAATATTCTCAACTGCTTAGTGTCTTCATGCTTACCGTTAAGTATAACATCCCTTTTTCCAGGCACACCTCTTGATTCGTATGATTGTTCTACACCATTAATTACTGCTGTAAATGTTCCTCCTTTTAACATAACACGTATTGCTTCATCTCTTTTATCTAAATATTTCTTTAAAGGTGTATATTCAGGAGATGCTTTTAATCTAGGTTCATTTTCCCATTTTCTAAAATCAAGAACTAATTGTGTAAATTCTGGTTGCGTAACAGATATACCAATATTTCCAAATAGTTTGACACCATATCTTTCTTCTATTTCAATTCTTTTATCAGTAATTGCATTTTGTAAAGCACCTTCATTTTTGATAGTTTTATCATTTTCAAGGATTTCTTTTTGTTCTTGATATTCAAATTGAGCTAATGTTTGATTCATAGCTTTTTGATATTGTTCTGGTTCTAATTGGTCTGCACCATCTAAAAACGCAGCATAAGAAAATTCATCATCCCATGTATCCATGTGTATATAAATAGCTGTAGATGGATTTCTTTCCATAAGTTCTTTATTTTCTTTTAAAGACCAGAAAGCATAAGCTGATTTTTTAACAGGAAATCTACCTTCTTTCTTAACTGTTGCTTGTCTAAACGGTATTGGATTTAATCCATATCTATTCACAAATTGTTGTGTAGTAATAAAATAATCAAAATCATTTGCTTCTAACATTTTTTGATATTGTGCAGATAAAACAGTTAATGCCCACCAAGTTCCATTTTTATCTTGTAATTCATATCTTGGTTGTATTGCTGTAGGGTACGCAAATTGAGCTGCACCTCTTATTCTCCAATGTGTTGCTGCAGCTTGTTCTGCTTCTATTAAAGCATCTTTCATAGATTGTTCATCTTCAGGGTCCCATTTCCCTGCATAATAATATAAAGTATATATATCCATTACAGTTTTAGCATAAGAAGCATCCATCTCGTCTGATTTTAATGAACCAAATGGTGTTGTTTTAAAGAACTTTTTCATCCATCCAGGCAATTCATCTCTAGGGTCTGCTTGTCCTCCTGGAGAATTAAAGTTTCCTAAAACAAAATCATTTAACCATTTAGGGAATGTTCTATATCTTGTAAAGAATTTTTGTGGCATAGTAACAACAGGTCCAAATCCTGGTGAAAATCCATTAGCAGATACTAAGTTTAATCCCTCTAAGAAACCATGTGGCTTTACTCTTACACCTTCTTCTGTTAAATCTTCTCCTAACATTCCACTTTGAAAAGGTCTAAATCCTAAAGCACCAGGTATTGCTGTCATACCAAACGTCATAACATTCATAACATCTATATAATTAAACATTAATTCTCCTGTAACAGGGTCTGTTTCAAAAAAAGCATTATGAGTATCCCAAGGCTTAGCTTCTTTTCCTGCATCCATAGCTATACGTGTTCTGTTAAATTTAGCAGGATTTTCTAATACTAATTTACCCCATGTTTTTGCTACCTCTTGCCATATTTCAGGAAATGGAACATAAGTAGCCATAATGTCAGAAAGTACATGTCTATCACTACTTGAATAAAGTAAGTTCTTGACTTCGTCCATAGCTTGATATTTCAATATTTCCATAGCTTGTTCAAGACTTGTTATAGAGTTTTCACCTTCGCCAACGTTTGCTGCTTTAACTACATCATCCCACAAACTACTACCTTCTATCCAAGGTTTAGCACCTACTAAAAATTCATCTCTAACTTCTTTTGTCATAAAAGGAATAATATCTTGTGATAATGTATAAAATGACCATCTAAAAAATGGGTCTCTATTTAACCAATCTGAAGGTTTTTGTAATAATGTAATATATCCTACAGATAAAAACTCATCATATTTTGAATATGCTCCATCTTTTAATCTTCCATCAGGAGTTACATTAGAATTTGTATTATAAGCTATTCTTTTTGGTCCCATATCTAAATCGTATAAATCTTTCTTAAAAGATTTTTTAAATTTATTTCTAAATGCTTGAGCTTGTTCAGGTTTATTTCTTCTATTGATACTAAATTTTTGAACTAATTCATGGAAATCTTCCCCATCAATTACTCCACCATTTGCTATAAACTCTCTAACAGATTGAGAACCTTGTGTTAAGTCTGCACTAAATACTGGATATTTAGTAATACCTTCAGCATTAGTCATTAATTCTCTTAATTGACTTTCTAATCTTATTTCATTGCCAGTAAATTGACTAACTGCTTTTTTTGTTGGATTACCTTGTAATCTTCCTATTTCCCATTCAATATTACCTAACCAAAGTCTTAAGTTGTTTTCATCTAACAACATTTCACGAGTTCCTGGGTCATCACTCCAATTTATAAAATCTTGTATATATTTTTTACCATGTCTAGTTTCTGTAAAGTATTTAACAGCTTCTTCTACACCATCTCTTGCAACTATAATAAATGCAGGGTCTTTTGAATAATTCATCATTTCACCTATAAAACCTGTCCAAAATTCTTCTGTAATTTCTCCGTTTCTTAATTTGTCTGCCATGTGGTATATCTCTTCATCTGAACTTCTTTTACCTGTTCTAAATGTTTGCATTAAAGTATTTTCTGCCTGTGCTTCTAAATAATAAGGGTCAACATTAAAAAATGAACCATCTGGTGCAGCTTGTGCAAATCCACCTTTTTTAGAAGTTATTAATTTTGCTGTCTTAAAATTTTCTTCAAACATATATTCCATTACTTCTCTTGCTACTTGAGTATTAAAAGTTATAGAATCTTCATCATCAAGTAACTTATGAACTTTTAATTTATACACGTCTCCTGAACGTTCAATTACATCCCATAATGGATTATCTAAATCTATTGTATCTATTATTGAATCAGTTAAATATACATACTCTTGCTGTCCTTTAATAGCCAAAGCTAAAGCATCTACTAATTCTTCTTTTGTTCCTCTTACTAATTCTTTTTTAGATATTCCAACATTTAAATTTATTTTGTTACCTTTTACATCTGTTATTAATCCGTGACTTTCTTTTTGTAATGCTTTTAATACATCTGGTTCCTGCATATATCCTTGTAATATTTCTTGTAATTCTTTTTCTGTTGAAAATTCAAAACTTTTTTCAAGATTTTTATTTATTCCTACAGCTATACCATTACCTGCTTGAAAGTCTAATTGTCCTGTAGAAACTCTACTCACGTTATTAAATGCACGTACTTGAACTACATCTTTTAATCTATTTATTTCATAACCTAAAAACCTTGCAGATTCTTCTATATCTTCTGGAGTTACTTTTTGTTTCTTTAATTTTTTTAATCCACCTTTAATTTCTTTTAATTGAAAATCTATTGTGGTATCAACATCTTTAATATAAGAAGCTAAATACGAATCTCCAACAATTCCTGACGGATTAACATTTAATCTTTTAAATTTAAGTACTCTTTCTATTTCATCATACGTTAAATTTTTTACTGAATCTTGCATTGCAGGAGTTCCTGTCATTTCAGCAATTTTATTTATCTCATCTCCTTTAATTGTTGTTGCAAAAAAATCTTCTCCCATACTTCCCATAAGTTGTATTGTTTGTTTTTTTGAAAAAGGATTATTAAATTTTAAAGATAATAACTCTAAAGGATGTGTAAATACAGATGGACCACCATATACAGCAGTACGAACTGCTTCTTCACCTGGTACACGAACAGCTAAAGCAAGTCTTAACATCCATCCAGGTTTTAAAACTTTCTGCATAAATAAGTCACTATACACATATTCAGCTAAAGTAGCAGATGCTAATTCAGGAGTTGACCCTCTATAATTACTATCTTTAAATGCAGTTTTAGGAAATTTTCCTGTATCTACTATTTTTTTAGTTAAAGATTCTTTTTCAGAGTTCCAACCATATAGTGCTTTATTTAATCCTTTAGCTTCTTTAGGAACTAATTTTCTATATTTATTTCCTGCTGTAGCAAGTTGTGTGTAATCCATTAATGCTACAAAGTTATCTGCAAATTGACTCATTACTAATGCTGTAGGTTCTGCAATTTGTTGAAACCTAGGTGTCTCTCTTCCTGCAGCTTGAGCTATAGGAGTAGTTTCTACACTAGGATATTTAAATTTTGTTCCTGGAAAAATAATAGGATAGCCATCTTCATCATAAAAATATTTTTTATTTTCTTGTATTGTCGAAGATAAACGTTTATGTGCTTCTAATATTCTTTTAGCATCTTCAGCACCCTCTGGAGATTCTAAATATTTACCGTAATCTGGATTTTCTCTTTTAACAAAATCAAATATTTTTTCATTAAGTTCTGATACTACTTCTATTAAATCATCTGCAGTTTTTGTTGTAAGTATCTTAGCTATAAAATAATCTCTTGTTTCAGCATTTTCTCCCATTGTAGTTAAAAGCCCATCAATGTTTTCTACAGTTTCCTGTACATATCTTAAAGATGCAAATTTACTTGGTGCTAAATCAAAAAGTCTTGTAATTCCTCTTGGAAGTGCAAATTTTAATTGTCCTCCAGTTCCAACAATTCCTCTAAAAGGGTCATCTCCTTTTTCAATTAAACCTCCTGCTAATTTTTTAAAAGGACTTCCAGGTATTTTTCCAATACCTTTAATTAATTCTTCTCCAAGTGTTAATGTTGTAGGAACCACACCTCTTCTTATTGGTGCAAAATCTGTTGGTCCTAGACTTTTAAATTTTTTAGCTAAACCTCCTGCTAACTCTCCTGTAACACTTTTTCTCATAGGTAATTTATTTACTTTAGATACAGGAAGTGCTTCTAATAATTCTTTCCCAACAAATTGACTTGTGTATGGTGCTGATGCTAATTTTGATAAATCTCCTTTTGTTAACATGCTTTCTACAATTTCTCTCATAGCATCTTTGTTTTTTACACTAGCTAACAAGTCTAAAACTCTAGTATCTACTTTTCTAAAAGAAGGTATGTCTCTTAATCTTGCTATACTATCGTTTTCTACTAAAGCATCTAAAAAATCATCACCCCATTTAGATTTGAGTATATCTTCTGCAGTTTTACCAAACATAAATTTTCTAGCATCTTTTCCTCTTTTACCAAGCGACATACTTTTTAATGCTCTACCAATAGTTTTAGGATTTTTTATTAGAAAATCATCTACTGCAGCTTTAGAAACTATTTTTTGTCCTGCAGTTTTTACACCAGAACCATAACCTAAAAGTAAGTTAATTGGGTCTGCTCCTAGTCTAAAAGCTCCATCAATAATAGTACTTGTAACTGCATATTTTAAATCTCCTTCTTTGCTAAATTGACCTGCAACAACACGACCTGGAGATATAGGAACGTGTTCTCCTTGAGGTGTTACATAGTTATATCTATATTCATCTTTTTTAAATTCCTCTGTAATAGGTGTTCCGTATTTATTTTCTGCTACTTTATATGCAGTTGTTGGTGATTCACCAAGTTTAATTTGTCTGTTATATTCGTCTGTATCTTCTAATCTTACTGATTGTGGAACAAAACCTGTTCCTAAATTTAAGGGTTCTCCTGCTTTTATTGCATCTCTAGCTCTTTTAAATTCAGTAGGTCCATAAGATTCTTTTGTTTGTTTCCATGTATCAGAAAATTCTTTGCTAAACATAGATTCTCTAACAGCATCACTCATTGCTTCTCCTGGCAATATTGAACCTGCTAAAGTTCCAAAAACAGCTTTTCCAACTGGTGTTTGTGTTTGTTGTGCTGCATATACAGTAGATTTAAAATTTTGAGATATGTTTTGAAATGGTGCATCTAGTGCTAAGAAACCTAATTGTGTTCCTCTTTTCCAAAAAGATGTAGATGTTGGTCTTATACTTCTTTGACTTTTCTCCATAGCTTTTTGTTGTTTTTGTGATAACTCTAATAATGTATTATCATCATCTTGTAAGCCCATTAAACCACCATAAACAACAGCTCTTTTATCTAAATTAGGATATGTCCTTGATATACTTGCAATACTTTCTGCTAAATCTGGACTTATATTTCTTCTAAACTGTAATCTTTCATTTAAATTAGCGGTATTTTCTTCTGCTATGAACTCTCTAACCAACGAAGGAGAATAGAATTTTAATCTGTAATCCATTACGCTCCAAGTAATTCATCCCATATTGGGTCTGGAAATGCAACCTTTGCTTCTAATATAAAATTTTCTACAGTTTTTGTTGGCACAGGTTGTGGACCACTATCTCCCATTCCTATATTAACTCCTGTAGTTATAGGTTCATTAGGATATTGTGTTCCTGCTCCAATATTTATCGGAGAAGGTATTCCTGGTGGTGGTACACCTGGAGACATTTGACCTCCAGTTGGACTTATAGCTCCTGCTTGTGCATCTAATGCTTTTGATTGTCCTGTTGGGTCGCCTTCTTTTCTTGGAGGTGCAACAATGTCTGCAAAAGCTCCACCACCTGTCATATCAGTAGCTTCATTTAATGCAGTATTTTTTCTACCTCTGTTATATTTGTTCGCCATAAATATCTTTTCCTAACTCTTCGTTAAATTCATAACCTACGTCAATATGTAAAAAATAATATGGTAAAGGTGTTGGTATTATATAAGTTGCAACCATTAATCTATTTGCTAAAGAAGGTTCATTACCTGTAAATATATCAGTTGACCAATTTTCTTGATTAACTATATCGTAAAACTTTTCTAAAATTTCTTGTTCATCCACTAGGAGGTCCTCCTTGTTGTCCCAAAGTTCCTAAAACTTGTTCTATACCAGGCAATCCTCCACCAGGTCCTGTTGGCATTTGAGGTCCACCCATTCCCATCATTGCTAACTCTTCAGGTGTTGGTTCTTCTCCCTGGGCTGTATAATATTTATCTAATATCTCAGACATTTTATGAGGATTTTTTCTTATCTCTATGGCTGCTAATGTTGCTTGTGCATTACCTTCTGCAGCTTGTGCCATAAGAGATTCAAACAATACTGTTTCTGCTTTCTCTGCATTTATTCTTTGTTGTATAGCAGATATGTTTTCAAGACCATCAAGGTTTTCCTGTAACGTTTGTGTGTCAATAATACCTTGTTGTTTTAACTGTAATCCTGTTATAACTTTTTGTGGTTCATCAAATCCTGCCATTACTCCATATACTCTTCTTGTTGTGTACATTTCTGCAATGTCATTTTCAGGAGTATATGTTTCTTTAAACGCAGTTCCATTTAAATATCCTGCTATTGGTTTTCTTTTCTTACCAAATAATGCAACATCATACTCTAGTCTTTTAGCATCTATTTCTTGTAACGCATCTGATATAACTGTTTGATACTCTCTTACGTGCATAGATGCAGATTGACCTAATTCTTCTAATCCTCTACCTGTAACAAATGAATTTGGAGATTGTCCGTCATCAGATACAGGATAAGCAGAACCTAATCGTAAATGTCTTTCTAACCTATCTACTTGTTGAAATAATTGATATGGAAGATTGTTTACAGGTTTTTGAACTTGAGAACCTGGTGTTAAATAGTTTACAGCAAATCTTCCTTTTCTATATTTACCTGATTCAATTTCACCAATAATATTAGTTTCAGTAAACACAGCGTCTTCCATAGCAATAGTTCCAAGAATATTAATCTTTGCCATATTAGCCATAAGTCCAACAATGTGATGAAACTGACTTTGCATTTGGTCAAATGAAAATCTTTTTGCAACAACAAAACAAGGACCACTTTTTAATGGATTAGGCATAAAGTCTATAATTTTTTTATTTTCTGGAAGAAAAACATACGTTCCTTCATTATCCATATACTCAACAACTACTTTTCCTTGACCACTTGAATTAGCCCAAGATTCACTACGTTTTGTATAGACCATTCCAACTGCAGATTGTTGTGCATCATCAGTATCGTATATTATAGATTTAGCATTTGGATATTGTTTTGCTAAAATTTCAGGTGGAACTTGCTGTATAATTGCAAGTTCTTCAGGTTGTTGGTCATTACCAAAATAACCAGGATAACATTTAAAAGGGTCTCTTAGTTTTGCACAAGGATATGGGATACCATTTTTTTCTTCATAACCTATAACCCAAACAGCAAATCCATAACCTGGCATCCATCTACCAACTTGAGGTAATTGTAAATGTAGTTTTTGATTCTTATCTAAAGCATGAACTATTCTTTCTAGTTTTTCTGCTTTCTTTTTACTTCTCTCTGAATCTTTCTCATTAAATACATCAATTTTTAAATCAGGACTTCTTCCAAGTTTTTGTGCAAATCTATCTAAAGCAGAAAGCATTAAATTAGGTGCAGGTAGTTCTGAAAACTCTAAAGATGATTTTTCACCTAATAGTGCTTTAACACCATTATGTCCACCATTTAAAATATCACGTACTCTGCTTCTATCAATAGCAGCATCTTGATTCATGTTTCTCAAAGTTGCTACTTTTTTATAAAGTTGTTCTCCTGTGTAAGGCATTTATCTCCAAATATCGTTATCTAGCTTACTTGCTTCATAATTAGTATAGCTTGGATTGTAGTCAGTACCTAGTTCTGCAAGACGTTCTTTTTGTAACCTTCTTACTGCTCTCATAGGGAACCAACTAGCCATAACTATGTCGGTCTTTGTACCTACTGTCTTTGATTTATTTTTAGCACTAGAAAAGTAAACTAACTGACTTGTTAAAAGATTTACTTTTTCTTGTGCGTTTAATGATTGGTAAGGTAAGTCTATAAGTTGTTCTTGGTACAAAGGTCTCATAGCAGTAACTCCATAGATAGGGTCAAATTTATTTGCATAGGTTTCATGTCCTTCTAAAAATATTCCATGTTGAGATGCAAACTCTCTAATACTTCTATCTTGTCTAATAGCTTTTTGAAAACCGTTTTCCTCTATAACCCAATGAGAACAATTATATTTCTTCCACCAATCTTTTATAATATCTAATGCTTGAGGGATACCTCCACCTAAGTTATTATCCATATCCACCATATACATTACATTGTTTCCTTTTTCATAAGCCCATAAAAACGCAGCTTGGTATCCTGTTGAAGCAGGGTCTAATCCTGCAATAAGGTGAGAATGAGGTGGAATATGTCCTATATCTCTTCTTTGATTTCTACACATTTCAATCTCTTCTCTATCAAATAAAGAAAGTCCGTCAGGCATAGCTACATTAAGATATACCATTTCGTATATAGCTCTACCACCTGTAGTTTCTGCAGCACGTTTTCTGTCCATTAACCAATTAAAACTTCTTTTGCCTTTCCATAACATACAGTCTTGATGTTCATCTTCATTCCATTCAGGTAATGTACATCCTGTATCGTGTGCTTCTTCAACTGTTGTTTTCCAAGATTCGTTATCTAACAAGTGATGGTATAAGTCATCATGGTGTTGTCTTGAACCTATTACAATTACGGCAGTATGGTCTTCTTTACGACTTGACAATGTAGTTGTCCACCAATTTCTAGTGTTCTCTCGTGAAGAAGGTTGCATAGTAGAACTGTGGTCCTCGACATCATCACAGATAATGAGGTCACAATCTCTTGAAAGTATCTTTCCCCCTCTTCCCAACCCAACAATCGTAGGTGATTTAATACCAGACACAGTACGAGTAGCCACGGTAAATTGGTTTTGAGTCCAGGTCTTACCAGTTCGAGACGTAGGCTTAAAACTTCTACCAGGTCCACAGATTTCCTCAACAAGAAGTTCGTTGTTTTCAAGAGTGTCGAGTACAGCACCAACGCTGTTCTTTGAAATCTCTTCATTTCCACCTACCCATAAAATTCTTATATTTGGATTTTTGCATATTAACCATACTGTGAAATGTATTAACAGTTCTGTCTTGCCGTGTCGTGGAGGAGACAATATCATTTGTTGCCCACCTTCTTCTAATGCTTCTAAAAGTGAATCTATCCACTTTAAATGAAATTTGGGAGTTTCGTATGGTAATCCTTGTTCGGTTAAGAAGTATCTATCTCTAAACTTAGAGAAGTCTTTAAGAGTTTCGGCTGCAACAGGCGGAAGCTCCCAAGTGTTTTGAGCTTGTTTGATTTGTTTATCTTCCAGGAATGCTGAGTATGCCATTGATACTGCACCTGGCGTTGTTTCAAGAAGTCTTGCCACATCTGCAATGGTATTTTTCTTATCAAGAATATCTTGTGCAAGACCTGACTCAACAATATCATTATAGACCGTACCTCTACGGCTTTGAACGTTCTTCTTTTCAACCTCGCTAGGTATATTAAGTGTTTCTTCATCCTGTTTCCACTCTTTCCCCAGTTTAGCAGCTCTCTTCTTCTGCATCTGTATTCTGTTAGAACATCTGTCGCTGCAAAATTTTCTCCTCCCTGTTGGAAGCATACGTTTGCAACCTGCTGCATAGCAGATTTTTCGCTTGTCGTTCATTAGATTACCTTCTTCTAGGTTTTCTTTTAGAAGAGTAGCTTTTCTTTTTTCCTGTCTTTGTATAAGGCATATAAATACTATAACATAGGCTGTAAAAAAATTTTTTTCTTATTAATTAAGTATCTCTAATAAGGAGGTGGCAGGGTTTTAACCTGCGTTGTATTTTGTTAGTTGCCTAGCAAAATATAACTTGGTCACCTCCAATTTTAGAGTCACCCTCTCTTGCGAGAGGATGGGTTATCGTACTGAAAGGAGGCTAAACAAAGGAAAGGAATCCTAAAAGTTTAGTTAGTTTGATTTTAATAGATGTTCTGTTAAGATACAAGTTATTAAATCGTACAAATAGGATATTTTTCTAGCTCTTAGGAAGAGAATATCTGATAAGAACATCAATAAAGTGGACTAGCTAGACCATCATAACTAGGGTTAAAGCCTATTACTTCATAATATAAAATAAGTCATAAA